ATAAGTGTGATGACTGCACCGTTTTTCTTTCCTTTGGCTTCGGCTTTAGGTGATATATGCGGTGGCTTGTTAGATGGTACTGAATCTTCGCGGGGATAATTGGTAATATAATTGATGATGCTATGTCTGATGTGAAAGATGCTGAGTCAGAACAAGATGTCGTAGCAGAAGATGATAGAAGACGCGAACCTACATTTATATATAGATGGGGTAGCGGTACATATACTAATTTGACACCAAGACCAGGGAAGGATAACACCGGTTTATCGTATTCACTTTCACCACCAAGTGATGGAAGCAAATATACATACACTACTATTGAAGCAATAAATTCTACTGGGTATTTGTTTGCAGTTCAGGATGGTCCAAACCATGTAAGTGTTAATCCAACTGACATTTCAAAAATGCAGGATTGGATGGAATCTCGCAAAAATGCGGAAACAAGTCCACATCCATATACTGTTATTTTGAAAAAATAAGCAGAAAAGGTGTATAATGAACGAAAAATTAAAAAAACTAATTGAATGTTGCGATTTGACTGATGTCGGTATAGAGAATTTACTTCGATATATCAATTATGATGTCAAGTCGCTAATTCAACCCCAAGATTTAAATCTGCAATGGGATAAATGTGCAATAATTATTACTAAAATGGGATTCCAAGTAGTAAAGCCATTTTTAATAGATTTGTTTGAATGGCTTCAAGACATGAATTGGCCTGGAGCGCTGACCATTCGTAATTTTTTATTGACGATTCCCAAAGATGAATTTAAACAATTATATTGTACAGCACTTAATAATGCGTTGAAAAAAGGAGATGATGATTGGGTGTATAACCTGAATTTATTGTTGAATTTAAGGGATAATTAATTTTGATATAAGGTCACCTCTAAAAACCTTGTTTGAGTGAAAATGTGTATAGCACACCGACTGCTTCTTCAAACCTCCTCGTAAGGCATACAGCTTTACTTCGTCGGCTTTTCTAGAATCTGGCACACCCTGCCCATTTTCCCTTTTCAAACCGGTTTTTAGAGGTTCCCAAATAACATAAAAGTGGAATTGATAATTATAATTGGTTTGCATGAGCCGAAGTATTGTAATATATACGGTAAGAATCTCATTGTTGGGCTTGCTGATATAAGAGCAAAAGCACTGATGAAGAAGAGTATGATTCTACAAAATTCGTTATACCGTTGCAGATTGCATATGCAGCATCAATTATAAGGCGCAGGGATTAGAACATGATTAACCGTATTGAATATAAAAGCAACACAACAGATTTGGTTTTTCTGAAAAAAGAAATAATCTAAAAAGGCTGCTGAGATAGTTGCGTGTAACAATCGACTGGGCATGTTGAACACGGGAATACCTTCACAATTATAAATCGCTTTTGTGAGTCAACAAGCATACACTTCCATCGACAATCCCCCATCTGAAATGTTCTTTTAATCGAGAAAACGGGGAGCCAGATTTCTGAAAGCGCATTGCAGAGCCATTCACGGCATGCAAGGCGCTTTCGCTGTATCTGGGCAAATTACAAAAAGGTGTCAGTTACACGATATTTTCATAGAGCTTGTCTATGTGAGAGTTATGCCGGCTGCGCTGAAGCTTGAGATTAAACGCGAGATGTAAATACATCTGGGTAGTATGTATGCTGCTATGACCGAGGATAAGCCGGAGGGTCTCCAGATCTCCACCATCAGCCAGGTAATAAGTTGCAAACGTGTGTCGGAGCAGATGAGGGTGAAGCCGTTCTATTCCGGTTTGCTCCTTCAGGCGCTGACATACAAGTTTAACGAGGTTGTCGGAACATCTGCCCCCGGTTTGATCGACGAAGAACGGCTCGGAACTGCCAGCGGAATGACGGAAACGAAGCCGATAATCAAGCAGCTGCGCACATGTCTTTTCTCCCATGGGAATCAGACGTTGTTTGCTGCCTTTTCCGCGAACGATCATTGAACGAGTGGAAAAGCTGATATCACTAACGTTGATCCGGGGAATCTCGCCCCGGCGCAGTCCACTGTCAAGCATGAGCAAGATAAAGCACTTGTTTCGTTCGGCGTAGTGGCTTCCGGAACTTTCAAGTGTTCTGATCAGCAGCAGTATTTCTTGATCATCTAAGATCAACTGCTCCTTGCAATGAACTTTTGGCAAACGAAGCTGTCGGGAGAAGTCTTCGAGGTAATCTTCGCCGATACAGAAATTATAAAAAGCCTTAACGGCTCGCATTGCTCCATGAACTGAGCTGCTGGAAAGCTTATCGCCGTTTCGCTTGTTCTGAGATTTGAGGAAAACACCATATTGCTTGAATTTCAGCAGATTCAAGTCTGCTGGATCCTCGGAGCCGAGCCACTTGAAAAACTCCGTCAGCTGATCTTTATACCATGAGATTGTAACCGGGCTGTTATTCCGGAACTCTTGCTCAAGGAGAAACATATCATACATTTCTTGTATGGTCATAAAAAATCAACTCCAATGCGCATGGGGCGCCCCGCTCGCACGCTCGCAGCCCCATGCGCGTTTACTTGATTGTTTTCGCCCATCTGAGTATAGTCTGATATAGATAATACACGCCGATAGCCGTAAGCCATGTAGTTCCGATAGCAAGCATAGCGGTCACCGGAACGAAGTAATTCACGTAGCCGAATAGCTGCTTGACTTCGGCGGGGATCTCCACATTTTTAAACGGGCTGTCGGGGAGAAGAAGGACGATAGCGTTGACGATATCGTCAAGAACATCTGTTATAGCGTTCCAGATTCCTTTTACTGTGGATTCCACATTATTCCCCCCTTAATGATTGATCATCTTCGGCGTGATGTAGATAAGCAGCACCACAAAGCTAATGATGAATACCGTGTAGCATATAGGCTGCACAAGGGGAATGCAGGAAAGATCTATAACTAGTTCCTCATCGATTTCAAACATCGGCTCGAAGTCCTCCGGAATTTCTCCGATTGTCTGATTACCTGCGAACGGCTCCAGATTCTTCATATCCGTTGAAATGGGTATCCGGAACACCGGAGCTACTGGATCAGCGCCCAGAACGGACATGATCCGGATAAGATCGAAGGGAATGCAGAACGGGAATTTACTAGCGATAAGGGAAGGAATATCTATATCAAGCCGGGTATTCGTCTTTAGCTGCGTGAGTGTCTGGTCTGCCTCTCCCGGAACGTCGGTAACAGTAACCGCGTCAGTGGGTATTACTATTGATGGATCCGTGTCAACCTCTAGCGTTGGATCCTTCGTCTTATCCAGGGGAAGAACTCCGGAAAGATCGTCAAGCGAGACATCAGGAACCACGGTGTAGTTCTGAAGGGACTTGAGAAAATCCAGGTAGCTGCCTTTTACATTGAGAATACCCATTTTCATATATGAAAAATCAACGTTGTCGACCTGCTCGAATTTCCCCGGAGCCTTTCCGAACGTGAACCATTTGTTTATAGCTGCCGGAATTTCACGATAAGGGTAACCAGGAGGAGTAAGAGAAACAAGGATCCGGGAGGAGTCAAAGTTGATTGAATATTTGAAGCTGGAGAAAAACTCCCTGTAATCCTGACCAAAAAGCCCGGAGGGGAAATTAGAAGCTGCCTCCGTGAGGTAATTTAAAGATGAATCAATTCTGAACATTTTCGCACCTGACCAGGTGCGGTTATCTGTCGGGGAATACCGGGAAAATGTCATGTTAAAGAACGTGTCCGAGAAGTAAATAGTATCCTCGGTGTAGTATACATTTACAAAGCTCATATTTGCTTCGGCTAGCGGGAGATCCTCATCTCCATTGAGGATAGTTATTGATGTATCGAGGCTGTATGTAAGACCCGAATTTGCCTTGATGAACAAATAAGGGGTGTCGGTGATGAGCTGCACGGAGTCCGTAACGGCTGACTGTCCGACGAGATCGCAAAGCTCCAGATACTGACTGTACTTCAAGCTGACTTTTCCGTTATCTATGGTGGCTTCGCCTGAATCGACCCATGAAGTTATAGTGGCGCAGATTTGCTTGTATCCGGTGACGATCCAGGCGTCATTAGATTCAATGACCTGTCCGCAGAAGGTTTTCTCGGTGCCGATGAAGGCTTTCTCGAAGCCCTCCCAGCCGTTTTCAAGCACGGAACCAATACCGTTGGCGGTATCATCATACTGCCCGGTTATAATTCCCATGAGAAAAACGGCTCCGCAGCCTATTGCAGTAGCTGCCGCGACAGCTCCGGCAACTGCCTTCGGGCGAACGGCAAGGACGTTGAACGCGAGGACGACCGCCAGAGCCGCGGTGATGATTCTTTTTTTCATTCCGATTTTCCTTTCGCGTTGAATGCAGCTATACGCGCTTTCATGTCCGTGAGCTCCTGCGACTGCTCTTCCTTGGGCTTGTCGAACTTCTTGAAGGTGTCGTAGAGCTTGCATACGGATTTCCGAAGATTAAAGAACTCAGAGTCGACGCGCTCCTGAATCGGGTACCAGTATTGAACGGCGACGAACATCTTGTGAAATACCACAATCATGAACATGCCTTTAGCGCCGTAGTTCGTCAACTTTCTGTGCTTGTACTCCGTTTCGACCAGCGATCTGATCTGACGGTCAATCATGCGGTCGTTCTGGGTGATGAGAATAATGTCATAGAAGTAGTGCCGGTGCTGCGAGAAAAACTCGATCCACTTCATGCGGTCTTTGTTCAGTCCGTCTCGGCTGTTGAATGGTATCTGCGCTTCGTCTATGATGATAACCCCCTGATGTTCGTCCCGCTTGGAGCTGTCGAAGTGTTCCTGCGCGTACTGCTTGAACTTATCAACGGTCATTTCAAGCGTGGGGATATAGACGAATTCGCCCTTGTGCTTCTTCGGGTTTAAATTGACCTGGAAGTTTGCAATTACAGGGATCTTCCGGCGCAATGCCCGGTCAACTACCTTGGCAGCGTGATAACTCTTTCCTGATCCGGGAGTTCCGGTATACATAACCACAGCCATATTAATCCTCCTCGTCCAGTAACTTCATGTATAAGCGGATACACCGCCAGATGATGAAGCTCCGGGAATACCCGGACTGAGCACACATTTCATCTAGATCGTGGAGCAGATCCGGCGGGATCGTGATGGTTATACGTTCTTTTTTAGTCATATATGTTAACCTCGTGAGGTGTGTATTTTGTCATACTGTACTTGTGTAAAGGAATGGCGGCTCAGGAGAACCGAACCGCCGCGGGGAATATTAGCCGGCTACCTTGCCGAAAATGCGCTTGCCAAGCTTCACAAGAGCGAAAACGCCGAAGATTACAAGCGCACTGCCAAGAATGCCAAGCACTACGGGGATAAGAGTCATAACAAGGTCGCTGAACGACTTCTGAAGCTGGTTTCCGGCTTCTGCGAGCATAGATTTCATATCCGTTCCGGAAGCTTCAGTAGTAGCAGCCGAAGCGCAAACCGAAACAACTGCCGAAGAAACAGCAGCTACAGCAGCGACCACAGCCACCTTGCTGCGTTTAGCGAGTGACTTGACCTTTGAAAGGAACTTTTTCATGTAAATACCTCCTTTTCTAGTTATTATGCTTAACAATGGCGCTGTAACATATGGTATAGATCAATCCTAATAACCACACTACACCGGATATCCCAAAACCCATTACAAGCCCATAAAAGCCAAAAGTCAGCAGATACATCTCGACACCTACTTTCTGAGGTGGCGGAAGATCTGCGCCCCTGCGATGATTCCAAGCATGATTATTATGATGATCAATGCTATGTAGATATCGTCGAGGGTCGTTCCGCTGGCGATAAAATCGCCGTCTACGAAGTCAACGTAGTTACTCATACGGAAGTAATACCGGTTACTCTGCCCTTAAGGTTGGTTTCAATGTCTACGACCTGTCCTATCATGGGTTCGAGATCATCAACGGTAATGCCGAGGTTCTTGCAAGCCTGCGCAGTCAGAAACTTGGTATCACATGCATAACCCATCACGTTTTCGTCCTGGAATGATACGTGCAGCTTGATTCCCTTGATCTGATCGCCCTCGTTAGTGGTGAAGTCCATGGGCTGAACTCCACAAAGATTTACTTTAGCCATTTTTACCTTCTTTCTGCCCCGTTCCGGGCGTGCTTATATGTTATCGGCGTTATTGCCGTGGAGCCAATACAAGGGACATTGACCCATGTACCAGCGTGAAGCCCGTTATTACCCTCACGTTAACGGAGCCGAATCCGTGCCGACATTTCAAAAACCTATTCTCAGGCGCCACAATTCATTTTTTATGTAGGAAAGCTCGGTCGGTAACCCTCAAAGGGCTTGGAGGTGGTTTTATTTTCACTCGCAACCACTAAACGAGCCTTTAAAGGTAGGTCTATTTAGAAACTTCGATGATCGCTGATGATTGGTTTGCAATAGTCGTTAGCTGCTTTTGAAGTGCTATGATTTGATCAACCGTATACTTCTCAAAATCGAAAAGGTTGTTTTCATAGAGTTTATTATGGTTGATTCGAGAAACTGCTAACGCTTCTCTTATTAAATCAACATCTTCGGGGGTGATTGTTATGTACTTAGCATATTGACGATTACGCAATCTTTTTGCTACTCGAATTAAGCAGAAAGAACCGTAAACGACAAGCGCTAATCCCAATAATCCCATTATTAAAGAGAGAATTTCTTTGCTCATTCCTTCACCCCCTGACCGTAGCAGTTCCGGCAGCCGCCGCAGAGCATTCGCTTACCTTCGCCGCCGTAATATACGCAGTCCGATGTCTTCCAGATCTCGCGGCACTTATCGCAGCGAACGTAACGGATTCCCATGTAAACGAAATGTTTGCAAGCTGCATTCGGATCCGATTCGACTTTCTGGAACTCCTCTTCAATGACTTCATAGAAGGATTCGATGGAGCAGTCAACGTGTGCTATTGTCATGACTGCACCCCCATCAAAAAGGATAATCCGGATTATTGGAAACAAGAACCGGCAAAAGATTAGTTAAGTCAGATACCTTGCGAAGAAGTTCTTCACGTTCATTTCTGAACTTACTTTCGAGAGTAGCAAAACCGGAAGGATCGAAAATAAAATACATCATGTCTCCGAATTCGATAAGCACAAGGTTGCAACAATCGTGGCACTCAATGAGATAGAACGCATAATAGAAAATACGAATATCACGAAGATCCCAATCAAAATCATCATAGCCACGATCCTGATAATAATCAAGGTATATGCTATACCAGGAGTCGAAAAGTTCGCGGTCAAATAAGTCACGAGGAAGATGATACAGATCATCAACCGTCTTGACCTTGTCGGAAATTTTTTCGAGGATATCAGCTTTCTTGTAAACTTTAAACATGTTCATTATCCTTTCTTAGTTACCTTGTTCTAGGTGGGATTTGTAAAATGCACCATTCGGTGCTATTTACATTATAGCACCATATGGTGCGATTGTCAATAGCAAAACAAAATATTTTAGGAGGAAACCAAATGTACACACGAATCAAAGAACTTCGCGAGGAACGACACCTAACCCAAAAGGATTTAGCGGAGATCCTAGAAATGCAGCTAACCCAGTATCGGAGATATGAGAACGGTGAAAGACCAGTGCCGTTTGACTTTGTTGTGAAACTAGCCGATTTCTACGGCGTAACACTCGACTACATCGCGGAACGTTCCGAAGATACAGGAGCCGAAGAGCTCGGCAACATCGGGTAA